AAAATGCCGGCGCCGGGCATCGATCACGGTACTCATGGCGTCCATCTCCAGCTGCTGCTTCGTGAGCTTCCCACAGGGGTAGCGCTTGCCAGGCTTGCGCTTGCGTCCAGCTGCCATGTTCAGCGTCCTTCCGTCTTAGAGGTTTCGGTGATCTCGCGCAGCAGGGCGGCGTAGCCGCAGACGTCGACTGCCGAGTCCTCGTGGGTGGGGTCGTGAGCGAGGCGGGCCAGCTTCAGGTCGAGGAGGCACAGAACTACCTGTGCCGGCTTGACTTCACGGCCCAGCGTTGACGACCAGCGCGCGGCGATGGCCGCCATGTTGCTGGTAGCATCGCCGTACTGAGTGCTGCGCTCGGCGATGACGTTGGCAACGTGCTTCAGGAACTTCTCGGCGGGGCTCGTCATGCGACACCGCCATTCGTGTCGAGGGCCCACAGCAGGATGGCGATGGCGTCGGCCTCGTTGTCATCGGCAGGTTCGAACCCTCGCTCACGCACTGCAGCGATCACCGCCTGCTTGTCGGCATTGCCCTTTCCGCAGGCGTGCCTTTTCCAGGTGCCTACTGGCACGCCCTGATACGGCAGGCTGTACTGTTCGCACCATGAGGTCAGGGTGGCGAGCAGCCCACCGTGAACATGTGCCGCGTCCGTGCCGGCGTGCCGCCTGATTTCTTCGAAATACACAACGTCAATGCCGCCGGTGACCTCCAGCGTCTGTTCCAGCCACTTGCCGAAGCGCAGGTAGCGCATGCCGCCACCCTCGTAGCGGTTGGGCCGGAATTCGGCCGTGCCATGGAGGATGCGGCAGCGCGCGGTGCGCACGGCCCACCCGGTGGTGCTGCCGAGGTCGAGGGCGAGGATGCTCGCGGGATGTTCTGTGGATTGGGTCATGACGACCTCCGTTTCGGGTTGGCGGCCGGGGCGATGCCGCTGTCCGGTGAGGGAGGCGCATCGCCCGGACCCGAAAGGGGTCTGGTCTGGTCATCTTCGTGGCGGCTAACCGCCTCGGACTTTCTTCAATTCCTTCAAGATGCGTTCTTGAAAGAAGTCGGCTGCTAAGCCCTTGTGATATCTATGTCTTATACCTTCTTTCAATATTTCTATTATTTCAATAGATACCACATCCAACGACACCGCGCGCGGGGACTTCCCATACCTACAGGTATCCCCCTGAAAGATTGAAAGAAGGGTCGTCGGACGCAAAACCGATTCAAATCAGCAGCTTGCGGGCAAACTTCCTTCAATTGAAGAATGAAGCGCATTGAAGGAAGCCCCTCAGACCACCACGCGGTAGACCATGGCGCGGCGGCCGCGAGTCTCCCGCATGACGGGCTTGATGTCACCGCTTTCAATGAGCGTATCGAGGATTTCGTTGCGATCCCGCGACTTGAGCCATTGCGATGCGCGCGTCACTTCCGACTTCGAGAGGCCGGCGCTGCCTGCCGCGCGGATGATCTCGCGGAGACGCTTCAGCTGGGCCTCTGTTTCGGTATCCGCGACATGCCGCTCCACCGCATCCATCGTTCGCCTGGCGAAGTAACGCACGAAGCGGATCGCCCATTCCGCGTCACCTGCTTCCACGACAGGGCGCGCAGGATTTCTGCCCACAGCGACGATCAGGGCGAGCTTCGTTGCGTTCTCACCGATGCGCGCGAGAATCGCGGTGAACGGCGTTCCGGCGGCCGCGCGCAATTCCACCGTCAACTCGGCACTCAGTTGTGCAAAGCGGGTCCTGGCCTCCTCCGTCATCGGCACGAGTGCGGTATCAACGGCGGTACTGGCGCCTGACGTCTTGCCCGCGAGATTGCCGCGCTTATGCCCGCCGCCGCTGGCAATCTTCTGCAGGCCGCGGATGAGGGCCGAAGGCGCCTGCCGCCGTCCCGCCGCGAGATTCTCATCGGGGTAATCCTCATCGCTCGGCAGGATGAGGAAGCGGGCGAGCGAGCCATCGGCGACATTGGCACCCTGCAACGCGCCCCAGAAGTGCAATGGCGTGGTGGTGCCGTAGACGCAGAGACACGGCTCGACGATGTCACGCCGCTCGTTCATGCCGTCCCGGTTTGCATATTCCGCACCGAGGAAGATGCCGCCTGCCGCCGTGTAGAGCTCGGTCATATTGTCGAGGATCTCGGTAATGTGCCGGGGCGAGCGCTTCCGGTCGGCGGCTGCGGACAGGAACATGCCGAACTCGTCGATCTGGAACAGGATGGCAGGCTGGCGATGGAGTGCGGTCAGCAGCCCTGCGCCCGAGGCGATCTTGTTTCCCCCTAAGTGATTGGCGAGCCCCGCCTCGAAGAACACCTCATTGACGATCTCGCGGGCGTGGTTCTTGCCGGAGCCGCTGTCGGCGATGCCAACGACATAGAGGTTGGAGCGGAGATTGCTCTCGGTGCGGTAGAGCCTTCCCATCAGCGCGCCCACGGCGCACAGGCTGGCGCCGAGCGACAGGAGCGGCTGCGGACGGCGCGCAGTGGCGATCATGTAGCGCGTGAGATCGCCCACCAGCCCGTCCGGGATGACCAGATCGAAGGCGGAGGCAGGTGGAGATGGTGCTGCAATGTCTGCAGCCTGCTCACCAAGCCGCGCAAGCAGATCCGCTGCGGGATGGACCTCGTCCTGCGCTTCGCCATCGAGGATCATGCCGGGCTCGGGCTGCCAGCCCCGCTCCATGGCAAGCCGGTAAATCGTGCCGGCGCCGATGCGGTCGGGACGGAAGCTCGCCCACGACCTGGCCGTGGTGGCGGGATCGTTCTTCCGGGCTTCAGCCGACCATTCGGCAAACAGGCTCGCCCCTTCCTCGCCGAGCGCCCCTTTCAGCGCCATTCCGACGCGCACCCAGCTATCGTAATCGAGCTCTTCATTGGGCAGGCGGGCAAGTGCGGCTCGAATGGCAGGCAACGTGCCCTTCTGCCCGTGGAAGGGAAGCGTGGACTCAGGTTTGCGCGAAACGCTCAATGCCTTCTGGCGCAGCTCTGGCGGCAACAAGGCTCCGGCCTCATCCAGGAACGCCCGCGCCTTTGCCTCGTCGACCTCGGGAAGGCTGCTGATGTCCAGATCCGCCAGCCCCTCCTCCGGCCACGCATAGGGCTCGCCCGTGTCGGGATGCATGGCATAGGCCACGAACTGCTGGCCGAGGCACAAAATCTCCAGCGGATGGCGCTTGATACCCTTGAAGGGCGCCGCCGTCCTGTAGACCAGCATGCGCTTGGGCGCCCGCCCGATGCGCACGGCTGGCGTGTCGCCAAGGCGCTCGCGCGCCAATTGCTCGATCTTCAGTGCCAATTCCGGATCTTCGACAATGTCGATGTCCACTGCCGCCACCGACCCGCCAACAATGCCGACGCCGCAACCCGGCCAGCGCGACCAGGCCTTGAGCTCGATCTCGGTGGTGGGCCTCGCCGCATGGCGATTCCACTCGGGATAGTCGGCCCATTTGCCGCGCACATGGCGGCCGGGCTTCTTGGTACCGGGTGCGATCGGCAGGATGGCATAGCCGTTGCTCACCAGCCGCTCGCCGTAGCGCGCCATGAAGTTGATGTTAGCCATCAGAACGGCACTCCCTCTTTCATGGCGTCAAGCCGGTTTCTGTCGGTGGATGCGAGTTCACGGAGGCAGTCGCAGTAGCCCGTCACCACGCATTCGATGAAGGTGTTCCATTCCTGCGGCGTGAGGCTCAGCATGTCGGTCTTGCCGATGCTGTCGAGATGCTCGCCACCCATCTGGCCGCCATGCTCCATGGCCGCCTGTTCGTTCGGGGTGGGGTCGATCATGCCTTTCCTCGCGTGGCAGATGTCCTGGCAGGTGCAGCTGCAGAAGCGTTTTCGACTTGTTTCGCGCCGGGGATCGGAAGCCCGATACGAGGCATCGAACCAGCCATGGTGGCGGGGCTCGCGGTGGCAGACGGCGCAGAGGCCGGTTGAGCGTTTGAGCATGCTTCGAACCTGTATTTTGCGACTTCGGTGAACTGTCCGTTGGTGCGCACGAAGATGTGGCTGGGACGCCGCAGGCTCGCCGAGGAGCCGATGGCCTCATCAACGGTCATGGGCTGCGGCGCCACCGACCGGCGCTGCCACCAGCCCTCTGCCTTGAGCCGGGCATAGCCCTGATGCTCGAAACATACCCATTCGCGGTGGATGGCGAGGCCGCAGTGATATTCGACCCGCAAGGATGGCGGGCTGCCCTGCTTGGTGTGCTTCCGGTAGTCGACGGAGGTCACCTCCACCCAGCGATCACGTTTCGCCGAGAGGATGGCAAGCGTCGAAGCGGTCGGCGCGATCTTCATCTCCGGCGCCGGAAACTCGTAGCCACAATCGGGGCATTCGGTTGCGGCGATCGGAAGAATGCTCTCGCATTCCGGGCAGAGCTTGGTCGGGGCTTCGCCGCCTTCTCGCCCGTAAGGCTTCCGCGGCTCGACCAGGTCGATCGGCCCGTGACGGCCGACATTGCCGGCAAAGTCCAGAACGAGGCAATTTACCTTGCCCGATGCCAGCCGCGTGCCACGCCCCGCCATCTGCACGTAAAGCCCCGCCGACTTGGTCGGCCGCAGCATGGCAATCAAATCGACGGCCGGCGCGTTGAAGCCGGTCGTCAGTACCCCCATCGAGGCGAGCGCCCGGATCTCCTGGCGCTTAAACGCGGCAATGATCCGGTCGCGCTCGTCCTTCGGCGTATCGCCGAAGATCGTCTCGCAGAGGATACCGCGACTGCGGAACTCCTCCGCGACATGGCGGGCATGCTCGACGCCCGAGCAGAAGGCAAGCCAGGACTTGCGGTCCGCGCCATAGGCCATGATCTCGGATACGGCGGCCCGTGTCACAGCCTCCTTGTCGACCGCCGCCTGCAACTCGCTCGCAATGAACTCGCCTCCCCGGCTGCCGACCCCCGCGACGTCGAGCTTCGTCTTCGGCTGCTTGCTGACGAGCGGGCTGAGATAGCCCTGGTCGATCAGCTCGCGCACGGAGATCTGATAGGCGATGTCGGTGAACAGCGCTCCCTCCCCCTCGTGCAGCATGCCGCTCTCGAGCCGGTAGGGTGTTGCGGTGAAGCCGATCACCTTGAGTTTCGGATTGATGGCGGTGAGCTCGTCGAGGAAGCGCCGGTACATGGTCGCCGAGGTGGTTGGGATCAGATGCGCTTCATCGATGAGGACGAGGTCGCAGTGCCCGATTTCGGCGGCGCGACGATGCACCGACTGGATGCCGGCGAACAGGATGCGGGCGTCCGCCTCGCGCTTGCCGAGTCCCGCGGAATAAATCCCGGCCGGCGCCTCGGGCCAGAGGCCGATCATTTCTGAATGGTTCTGGGCAATGAGTTCGCGGACATGCGTCACGACCAGGATGCGCTGGTCAGGCCAGGACTTGAG